CACAGCAGGCGCAGGCAGCGCAGGCACAACAGGCACAGGCAATGCAGGATCAGTTGGGAATGCAGAACGCCAGTGAGCAGATTACAGCAGCTAACCAGCCAGCGGCCTGATTATGACAAAACCTACAGATTTAGATTACGCCACGCTCTTTGAGACTTGCCCAGCCGGGCCTGAAATTCTCGAACAGCTTGTTTCTGTTTTTGGTAATAACCCCTACGTGAAAGGCGGACACGATGCTGATCGTCAGACAGCATTTAACGCCGGGCAATTGCACGTGGTGAATTACATCCTTAACCGCATTAATCGCGGCAATAACCCCCAGATGACACAGGAAAGAGACGATGACTGATATAACCGATAACGCAGGCGCAGTAGATACCTCAACTGCACAACCAGCGCCGGGCGCAGAACAGCAGGGCAGCACAAACCAGACAGGCGCAACGCTGCTGGGTAGTCTGTCGCAGACTCAGGAGCAGGCGAACGGCACCGTTTTAGGCAGCGCCACAACGGCCACACAGCCCGCCGCCGAACCGGGTAAGCCAGCGCCTTTTAGCTTTCCCGAAAAATTCCAGGTTAAAAACGGCGACGATCTGGATTTCACTGCCTCGGCACAGAAGCTGTCAGAGGCTTATACCAACCTTGAAAAGCGTTTCGGTGCAGGTGAAGCGCGGCCAGCGGAAATCAGTGGTTATAAATTTAGCGATCAGTTCGGTGAAGGATTTGGTGATCGTTTTATGAATGACCCGGCCACTAAACCATTTCTGGAAAAAGCGCATGAACTGGGCCTGAACAATGCGCAGCTTAATTTTATGGTGGGTGAGCTCATCGCCAGTGCTCCGGCCCAGGCTGAAACTGCAACTGGCTTTTCACAGGAACAGGCAATGCAGGATTTGCAACAGTCCTGGAAAGAACCGGCTGAATATAACCGCAATATGCTGGCAGCAGACCGCGCGGCAAAATTTGGATTCGGTGACGATTATCAGCGCTGTATCGCGCGCTATGGTAATGACCCTGCGATTATCCGACTGCTGGCTAAGGTGGGTGGCGAACTCAGCGAAGATTCGATCCGGCTGTCAGCATTGCCGCAGATGGATGCAGAAAGCATTGATGACCTGATGAAATCCGAAGCGTACAGGAACAACAAACACCCTGACCACCGCCGCGTATCTCAGCAGGTTCGAACTTATTTTGAAAAAAACTCAGGTAACGACGAATACCACTGATATAAGGCCCGCTCTGCCGGGCTTAGTTTTATGATGTGCTTAAGATATATCTTGAGTGCATAAATCACACCGTGTTATACAGCATGCAATGACCACAGCGACCGCCCCCGAAAGGATAAGTCACCCGCTGTCACCTCCGCGCCGGGGTTCCCCGATAACGCTATCAGGTCTGCACGCAAACCCTTTTAACGTTTTTCGAGGATTACACCATGCCACAAGATATGGCTACCAACAGCGGTAAGATCACTTCCGCTTTCGTACAGGAATTTCATCGCGGCTTTGAAATCGCATGCCAGCAGGAAGATTCACGCCTACAGGCAGCGGTAACTGATCGCGGTACCATTGCCGGCGCTTCCTATACCATCAACGATATGGGTATTGTGGAAATGACCGACCGTGTTTTTTCTGACCGTTTCAGCAATACCCCATGGTCAATGCCTGATACCGGCACTCGCGTTGCGATGATGGCTGACGCTGATGTGTATGTGCCAGTTGAAAAAGTTGACCTGCCAAAACTGCTTGCTGAACCCCAGGGGGAATATCAGAAGCTGTTAGTCGCGGCGGCAAACCGCAAAAAAGACCGCACGATTTACAACGCAATTCTGAGTGATATTCAGCGTAAATCAGTGGCGGCAGACGGTACGCAATCCACTACCGCGCAGTCTTTTGCTGCTTCTCAGATTTCGTGGGCGCAGGGTGCGGTAGGCACAGCGCAGTCACCTGCTAAGCCAATCACCAAAAAGGATCTTATCCGCCTTCGTGCGCTTTTCCGCAAAAATGAAGCTGACAGCGAAGGGATTTATATCACTTATAACAGTGACATGATGACTTCCATCCTTAATGACACAACGCTTACCAGCGCCGATTTCATGTCAGTGAACATGCTTCAGGAAGGTAACGTAGCGGGTAAATGGCTGGGCTTTAACTGGATCCCTTACGAGAAACTAAACGTTGACGCTAACGGATCGGTGACGGCAGTCGCCTGGACTAAATCCGGCGTGCAGTTCGGAACAGGTATCAACATCGATACTGATATTGGCCCGCGCCGCGATAAACGCAACATCATCCAGATTTCTGCGCTGGTTTCTTATGGCGCAGGCCGCGCCAACGAACAAAAGTGCGCTGCACTGAATTTTATGGGCTCTTAATAGCTCTGGCGGTGAGACAGGCGGGCATATGCCCGCCTTTTCTTTTTGTGAGGAAACATGGCGCAGAATATTACCGTTGGCGATGTGAGCCTGTGCAATGAGGTGTTGATCGGCCTCGGTGCGCGTCCAATCGCCAGTTTTAACGAAAACACTGATGAGGCGTTAGCCTGTTCAAACCTCTATCCAACGTCACGCGATGACCTGCTAAGCCGTCATGACTGGTCTTGTGCAGTTAAGCGCGTAATCCTCTCGCCCGATTCTGAGCCACCAGCATTCGGTTATAGCCAGGCCTTTTCGTTGCCGGGCGATTACATCCGCGTTCTGGGCGTTTCAGAGACGGGCCACTTTGCGCGCTGGCTGGATGATTACCGGATCGAAAGCGGCAAAATCCTGTGTAACTGCAATCCGGTGGGACTGCATTACATCTGGCGAAATGACGTAGTGGCCACATGGCCGGCTGGCCTGATTGACCTGTTTAAATTCCGTCTGCGCTGGGCGCTGGCCTATGCCATTACCCGCGATTCGGGGCTTGAAGCCGCAGCGCAACAGGTTTTTATGCAGCAGCTAATGCTCTACAAAGGGCAGACCAGCCAGGAGCAGCCAGCGATTGAATTTGGCGGCGATGGATTCTTGCAGGCGAGGTACTGAGCATGGGCGTGCAGGTTCATCACATTCAGACAGATTTTACTGGCGGCGAACTGGATCCGATGCTGCTTGGCCGAGTTAACGCCGACCGTTACGGCGTGGCTGCCAAAGAGCTTACCAACATGTGGGTGCGCGTGTCCGGTGGTGCTGAGGGCCGCGCGGGCCTGCGTTTCGTGAATAAAGCCCGCGATAATACCGGCGACATTCGTTTAATCCCCTGGGTGTACAACCGCGATCAGTCTTACGTGCTGGAATTAACGCATAACAAAATGCGCTTTGTGCAGCAGGGCCAGTTCGTGACAAATGCTGACGGCTCGATTTACGAGATTGATACCGGCATTCCCAAAGACGCATTAGCGACTGTACGATTTGCGCAGTCTGCTGACACGATGATTTTTGCGCATCCCACGTTTGCCCCGAAAAAACTGGTACGCAACGATCAACTTGACTGGAAAATGACAGCAGTCACATTTGAGGTTATTCCCTTTGATGAGTTGAGCAACTCACCCACAGGCTGGGCCGTTGTCGCCAACAATGACTATGTGGCACAGAGCACAACCATCACGCTTAAAGATGGCCCCGATAACAACAATTATTCGGGTACCGGATTTACCAGCGACATGGTTAACAGCTATGTACGTGTGTATGACGGGCTCTACAAAATCACAGGCGTCAGCAGAAAATCAGTCGTACAGGTGCAGATCCGCACGATGATGACCGTTGCGCCGACGAAGAATGACAGCACAGGAAAAACGTGGCCGCCTGCACCCGTCGATAACTGGAAGGTGTTAAAGGCGATGTGGTCTGACACGCTCGGCTGGCCGTCCTGTGTCTGCTTCCACCAGCAGCGCCTTGTTTTTGCCGGTTCCAATAAGTACCCGCAGTGGATATGGGGCAGCGGGATCCGTCAGTTTTATAACTTCGAACTGGGTTCGCTGGGAACGTCTGCCTGGGCGTTTCAGTTGGACAGTAACCAGATAAACCCAATATTGCACCTGTTCAGCATGAATGCGCTGATAGCGCTTACTTCGATGAATGAGTTTTTGATCACGTCCTCAACGGGCGTGATAACGCCTACATCGGTCAACGTGCGCTGTCCGTCTGAGTACGGTTCAAACCCTGTGTTGCCTGTGCGCCTCGCGTCAGATTTGCTTTATCTCCAGCGTGGTTCCCACAAGCTGTTAACACTTAATTACGACCCAGACAACCAGACCGGTTACACGGTGAATGAATTAAGCCTGCTGGCAGAGCATATGCTGGAGTCGCCAATTGTGGATATGACGGTGCAGGCGCAGCCCCGCAACCGCATCCACATGCTACGCCTCGACGGGAAAATGGTGACGCTCACCGTTAATAAACAGGTTGGCATAGCGGCGTGGTCACGGGTAGTCACTGACGGCAGTTTTCTTTCATGCGCCACAATCCCGCGTGAGGACGGCACAGACGATACCTATGTTGCCGTCGTCCGTGATATTGGCGGCAGCCCGCAGGTTTATATCGAACATTTCCAGGAAGGGATTTATTCAGATTCCGCGCTGGTGGGTGCCATTGAAAAAGAAACCGATCCGCCTCAGCAGAAGTGGACGAAGTTAGAACACCTGGAAGGCAAGACGGTTGCTATCGTCGCTGATGGTGCGGTGCAGACATCGCAGACTGTTAAAGACGGGGCGGTTACGCTGGCCCGCGCCGCCCGGCAGGTAGTTATCGGGCTGCCCTACACGCCGCGGCTAATCCTGCTTCCACCAGAAGCACAGATGCAAAACGGATCCATGCAGGGCAGTAAGGTTTCACGCTCACGCATGCGTATCCGTATCAATGACACCACAGGGATGATGCTGAACGGTCAGCAGGTACCGTTCCGTAAATTCGGCCTTAACGTGCTAAACGAGCCTTCACCCCTCTACAGCGGCGATATCGACTGGAATGTGACCGGCTGGAAAAACACAGAAACCATTATCGAACAACCTCAGCCGCTGCCAATACATGTACTGGCCGTGGTGCGCACACTGACGGTGAATAACTGATGAGTCTATTTGGAAGCGTTGCCGACGCGATCGGCTCCGTTTTTGGCGATAAAAGCTGGACGGACATTATCGGTACCGGGCTAGAGGTGGGCGGCTCACTGCTTGGCAGCCATGCTCAGAGCCAGGCATCACAGGCGCAGTACCAGAGCCAGTTACAGACTGCTGACAGTCAGCTTATCCAGTCAAGCGCCCAGCTACGCGCGGCGGCGGCGGAACAGCAGGAGGGCGTTTATAAGCAGATTGAGTATAACCGGCTGTCACAGGAAGCCAGGGAAAACGCTGCAAGGGCAACGGCAAACGCTGCGCAAAAAGCCTACCTGATCCGGCGACAGGGAAAAGAAACCGCAGAAAATGCCCTGGCAGGTTATGCCGCGTCAGGCGTTGTTTCCGGTGCAGGCACGGCAGCATACGTTCCGGCGTTCATCGTCGGGCGTGCGGGCGAAGATGCATTTAGCGCATTTCAGGAAGGGCAGGATTCAGCGGATCAGTATACCCGCCAGGCTGACGCCTACATTAACGCCGGTAATCAGGCGCGCAGTGCCAGCGACACAGCCGCAGCGGGCATACGTGAACAGGCTGATGCACTGAGTCAGTTAGCGGCAACGACCCGCAATATTGCCGGACAAAATTATCAGTCAGCAAAAACCAGCAACTGGGCGAGCCTGTTGGGTAGCGCCGGAAATATTGCGTCACAGTGGTTCAGCTAAGGGAAATCTATGCAAATCAATATCGGTGATTTCGGCTATCGCGGCACAAATCTGAATCCTGTGCATACGGACAACCCCGAAGCACTTGCGGCGCCACAGGCTGAAAAGCAGGCCGCGCAGTCAACCATCCAGGCGCAGAACACCGTTCAGGAAGGTTTGCGCGAACAGTCTCAGGCGGCGGCCAGTCAGGCGCAGGCCGGAATGCAGTTGGGTAACACGATCGCTGGCATTGGATCCAACCTGGTTCAGTATGCGCAGAATCTTGCGCGCCAGAAAGCAGAGCTACAGTTACAGGATTATCAGACCTTCAAACAGGGTGTGCTTGAGGGAATTAGCTCAAAGGTGCAAAGCGGTGAACTGGACAGCACTGGCATTCAGAAAGCCTATCAGGACGGCATGAAAGGCTGGCAGGGTGAGCAAATCCCCGACCTGACCAACAGCGACAACATGCGTTTGCAAAAAGGCATAGCGACCGTTAACCGTCAGGGTGATCACACTGTCAGCACGCTCTATGCCCGTCAGTTGCACATTGAAGGCGTTAACGCGCTGGAACAGACGGCGGCGAACTACACGCAGCAGATGATGCAGCCGGGCGCTGACGTAACCGCTATCAGTGGTCAGATTGATGAGCTATACAATCGCAGCAGTACCAAAGCCCTGCTGGGTGCGTCATGGGCTAATCAGTATCAGGCGGCAAAAAAAAACCTGGCGACCACGTTTTACAGTTCTCAGATTGAAGCAAACAACACCGATAACGGCGCGCTGGCAACGCTCAAAGAGGATATTAATAACAGCGCGTCAAAAGGGATTCTGGACTTACAGACCCGTACAGCGCTGTTTAACACGATTGATACGAAGCTGGCCCGCAACGATGCAAAAGCGATCGCCGCACAGAATCATGCTGATGCACTGGCAACCCGGCGTGAAGTGGCCGCCGTTCACGCTGATGATCAGATGCAGCAACGTATTGCACGTGGTGAAATTCCTACCGAAAGCGACTGGCAGATTTTTTCACAGAAAACTGACGGTACCAGCGTTGCCGGGCAGGCACCTGCTTTACAGGCAACCATGAAGGATGTGCAGCAGGTTTTACGCATGCCTACCGCGACGGCACAGCAGCAGCTTGACGCGATGAAAATCGAACTGGATCGCAACGGCGGTACCAAAGACCAGTATCGTTATTTTGACACCCTGCAACGCACCGTGGATCAGCGCCGTGCTGATGTGAAAAATAATCCGCAGGCGGTTGCCGCAGTGGACAGCGGCCAGCCTTTGCAGCCAATCAATTTTGCCACTGCGCAGGATAATCCGGGTGCGATTGGTGAAGTGCTGCAACAGCGCTTACAGGCCAGTCAGGCACTGGTGCATAAGGAAGGGCCAACGGCGGGAAAATCCCTGTTAACGCCGCAGGAAAAATCAGATCTCACGGCGGTTTATCCAAAAATGTCAGCCGATCAGCGTGTGCAGTTCTGGCGCAACATGAATGCCAGCGCAGGCAGTGAGGCCACCACGCGGCTGGCAAAAGACATTGGCGGCGATGCAATTACGCTCCAGGTGGTTTCGTCACAGGCTAATACCCCCAATGGCTACAAAGTTGCAGAAGCTATTGAAAAGGGCACAACGCTGCTGAATCCGCCCGATGGCCAGGCAAAAATGAAAACCATCAAAGCCGAAGATGTGGCCCGTTCAATCAAAGACGCTTACCCCAGCCTGAACCAGACGCAGATCCAACGGCTTGTGCCGGTCATGCAGGCTTATCACATCGGTACCGGAAAACGTGATGATGCCAGCAGCCTGGATACTGATGATATGCACGCGGTGATTGGCAGCCCGGTGAAAGTTTTTGGTGCGCAACTGGTATCGCCCCCGGGCGTGGACGGGGAAATATTTATCCGAAGCATGCAGACGGGGATTAATAAATTGCCTGGGGGCGATGCGGCCAGCGTTCGTAATCACCTCAATGACGGCAGTTACACGTTTATCCCTGATGCGTCAGGCAACATGCGGCTGATTAACAAGGACACACAGCGCGCCGTGACTGTCAGCGGTAAACCGTTTGTTGTGGAGCTTTCGCGATGAATATTCTTTTTGACCAGTCAGAAAATGACGCGGTAGACAGCAACGGTACCGAACCGCTTTCTAAAGCCTCGCCGGGCTGGTTCCAGGGAACCGGTAATGAACTGGGGCGCGGCGTAAAAAACATTGGCGTGCTGGGCGAACGGCTGGCAGGTCAGGCCGACAGTTCAGCCGCCGATGCGCTGGGGGTGAATCAGTACCTTACCCGCGATGGGAATGTTGCAAAAATCCACGATATCGATCCTACACCGCCTGAAAAATTACCGCAGTTTGAAAAACCTGATGCTGATAACAGCGGGGCGGCCGCAATCATCCTGGGTGATTTGATGCAGAGCGCGCCGGTAGTTGCTGGTGCGATCGTTAACCCGCTGGCAGGTTTCGCCGCTGGCGTTGCGTCAGGCGCTGCACACGCTCAGGACGAAGCTGCAAAGATGAATCTCAGCGATGAGGCGGGCAGGGGCTATGCGGCAATCAGCGCACTTTCAGAGGGTATCGGCGGCGCGATGCCGGGTATTGGCGGGATAGGTGAGCGTGCATTGCTGAAATACGGCTCGCGTTTCGTCACTGGTGGCGCTGCCAACGTTGCGCTTTCCGAAGCAGATCAGTGGTCACGCGCCGCCGTTCTTGATGCCTACGGATATCAGAAACAGGCTGCGCAGTTGCGCCAGTGGGACACGCAACAAGCCCTGGCATCTTTTCTGATGGGCGGCTTTTTCAACCTTGCTGGCGGGCGGGCGCGTGACAGGGATGTTACTGCCTCAGATGTTCAGCCTGAAAAATTGCCAGAACACATGCCCGATTCTGTTGATGTTACCGCTCCACCAGCGACAGAAAACGTTGCAGATTCAGCGCCGCAGTTTACGACACTCGACGGCTATCGACTGACGCGGGGGGATGTTAAAGCGGCTAAATCAGACATCGCCAACGCACAGCGTCACCTTGACCGGCTCGACGCGGAACGGGCTGAAATTCTCGCTAACGCACCATCTGGAAGCGGTAAAGCCCTCGCAGATGCCCGCGCTGCACAACAGGCCCGTTTGGCTGATATTGATAAACAGAGGCAGTTTTCACAGCAGGTTTATGACAATGCCTCGTCAAAGCTTGATTCACATTATGCCTATGGCAGACAGCGTATTGACGCGCTCAATGCTGATGCAGCCATGCACACCGTTTTACACGATAACTATGTGACTGAATCAGCGCCGGGGCTTGCTGTCGATACGCAGTCAGAGAGCGCCCACGTT